TCTGAGTCCTTTATGACTGGTCTTAAGAGTCTTTTTGAAGAACATTATGTATCAATCCCTGAAGAAAAATATGATGTACTACAGAGTATGGTAGAAAAACTAGATGATATGGAGTCCAAACTCAATGAGCAAATTGAAAGGAATGTAAATCTGAATAAGAGACTTGCTGAGTCTTCTTCAGATGTAGTTCTTGCCGACGTTTCTGAAGGTCTAGCGGCCACTCAGAAAGAGAAGCTCGCTTCACTTGCCGAAAGTGTAGAGTTTGAAAGTGAGACAGAATATCGTGAAAAGTTGGAGACATTGAAGGAATCTTATTTCCCTTCCACTAAGTCTGCACCTTCAACCGCTAAGACCGAGACACTATCAGAGGGAGTCGCACCTGCACCAGAAGAGTATTCTGCGTCAATGGCGAAGTACCTAAACGCACTGTCCGTAACTAGCAAATAACTGATTTTAATATTAATCAAACGTAAATTTCACACTTTATAGGTAAAAAAGCAATGTTTCAATCTGAAGCACTGCAGGAAAAGTGGGCACCACTTCTCGACCATGAAGGATCAGAAAAAATAAAAGATTCTCACCGTCGTGCGGTTACCGCAGTCCTGTTAGAAAACCAAGAAAAGTTCCTTAAGGAACAACAAGCTTTTGAAAACGGCAGCACAATGCTGACTGAGCAACCAACAAACAGTGTTGGTAATGGTGGTTACACCAGTTCAGGCGGTCAAACAGTTGCTGGTTTCGATCCAGTTCTAATCTCTTTGATTAGACGTGCAATGCCAAACTTGATCGCATATGATCTTGCTGGTGTTCAACCAATGAGTGGTCCTACTGGACTCATCTTCGCAATGCGTTCTAAGTACAAGACTCAGGGTGGTACAGAGACATTCTACAACGAAGTAGACTCTGCATTCTCTGGTCAGGACGCAGGATTTAACCTTACACAAGGTTGGTCTGGTGCAGCAACTGGTATGGGTACAACTGCCCAGTCTGGTACTAACCCAGGAGTATTAAGCCCAACTGCTACTGCAACTAACACTGCCTACGATGTAGGTCAGGGTATGCGTACCGACAACGCTGAAAAGCTTGATGGTACTGGTGGAGATGCCTTCAACGAGATGGCATTCAGCATCGAGAAAGTAACAGTTACTGCTAAATCTCGTGCGTTAAAGGCTGAGTACTCACTAGAGCTTGCTCAAGACCTCAAGGCAATCCATGGCTTGAATGCTGAAGCTGAGTTAGCAAATATCCTCTCTACTGAGATACTTGCTGAAATCAACAGAGAAGTCATTCGTACCATTTATAAGACTGCTGAACAGGGTGCTGTTTCTAACGTTGCAAACGCTGGACAGTTCGACTTAGACATCGACTCAAACGGAAGATGGTCTGTTGAGAAATTCAAGGGACTTCTATTCCAGATCGAAAGAGATGCCAACGCTATCGCACAAAGAACTCGTCGTGGAAAGGGTAACATCATCCTTTGTTCTGCTGACGTTGCTTCTGCACTAACAATGGCTGGTGTACTTGACTACACTCCTGCTCTTAATGCTAACCTTAATGTTGATGATACTGGTAACACATTTGCTGGTACTCTACAAGGTAAGTACAAAGTATACATCGACCCATATTCTGCTAACCTAACTGCTGCTAACGCAACAGGTGGTAATCAGTACTATGTCGCTGGTTATAAAGGTTCTTCACCTTATGACGCTGGTTTATTCTACTGCCCATATGTACCTCTACAGATGGTACGTGCGGTTGGTGAGAATAGCTTCCAACCAAAAATCGGGTTTAAGACTCGTTATGGTATCGTTGCAAACCCATTTGCTGAAGGTACTACTGTTGGAGCTGGTGCTCTTACAATTAACACAAACCGTTACTACAGACGTGTTTCTGTTAAGAACCTCATGTAAGAAGAAAGGATATATATCCTCTTACTCAAAAGACTCTCCTTCGGGAGGGTCTTTTTTATGCCATTTTATAAAGTGTCCTATGGTGGTTGACAGGGTTTGTAAATGAGAGTATATTAATTAAGTCAGTCAAGCACTTGCTAAGTCTGACACTCAAGCAAACCTGTTCACGAGTTACCCATGACACAATTTGTTCCATTCAAATCGCCATGCGATGTTGTAGATCTTTCACGTTATAAAAATTTTAAATTGCCACAGTTTCGCACTGTAGAGGTAATTGGTATACAAAACCTTCCAGTCCAAGATATTAAGTTTAAAAATAAGCACGGACAAATAATCAACCTTGCTCGTTCTACTGGAACAGATAAGGAGAATGTAAATGCACTCCTTGATAGTATGATAAATCAAGGATGGGATGTCACGAAACTTCCACCAATTGTTGAAGAATCTGATAAATCTGTATATGATGGATTCAGTAGACATGAAGCACATCTAAAGAAAGATCAACAAGAAGCACCTTACTTAGTAGTTAAAAGAAAAGAAGGATTTACTGTTGATGATGTTATTGATGAAATTGGATTAGGTGCTAACAATCATTCTCAATCTAAGAAGGCAACAATATTAGATTTTAAGAAAAGATTTGCTGCTTTTGTAATTAGACAAAATGAGAATGGTAAAGAAGTAACTACTAATGATGGATTAGAATGGTTTGCTGCTATTCCTAATTCATTTAGTGATGAGAGAATTAGTGATGCAATCGATGATGTTTTTAGTGCAGCAAAAGCACGACAGAATATGGAAGCTTTTACTAAAAGACAAGCAGAAGAAAAAGGTGCTGAATTACTTAACTTAAATAGAAGTCAAGTTTTTGCTATCAATAAAGGTAGAAGTTCTCAAAGTTCAACATACTTTAAGAGAGTTCTTTTTGAGATATTAGATTATTTCGATGAGCATGGAGATGTTCCAAGCGTAGTGGGATTCTTAACTAAAATAGAAGCAGAGGACAGTGAAGAAAAACGTCAGGAGTTAGAAAAGGAAGTAGAAAAATATAATAGAGTTATGGCTAGAGTTTCAGATCTTTATAAGAGAGATCCCCATCATAACTTTATTAAGTTAGAAGGATTTATTCCTCAAATAATTGATGAGGAAACGAATCTTATTAAGTAATAAATTTAGAGACTCTCCTTCGGGAGGGTCTTTTTTTTGGCTAAATACTTAAAAACTATCTTAGAAATATGGCTTGGCATATCAAAAAACCTGGTCTTCCTCGTAATGCTGGTATAGGAGATGTTTACTATACTGGTGGATTATTATGGGACCAGACCTATGCAAATAGAAAAGTGTATTCCAGTAAATCAACTGCTGATGCTAGAATAGTTAACACTGATGGCACAAATGGTGGATTTAATGGTGCAACTGTAGTAGCAGAATAAAATAATGGCAATTGCAAGTAGAAAGCCTCCTGCAGAAAGACCAGGAGTACCAATAGAGAATAGAAATTTTCTATCACCTACAGGGTTTAAGTTTGCCCTGAAAAGAAGTCCTGGTACTGCTTTCTTTTGCAATCAAGCAAATATTCCATCATTAGATCTTGGAATAGCAGAGCAACCAACCTATTTGAAAAACATTGATGTTCCTGGTGATAAGATCCAGTTTGGAGATCTTAATTTAAGATTTCTTGTTGATGAAGATTTAATGAATTATATGGAGATTCAAAATTGGATTCGTGGATTAGGTTATCCAGAAAAAATATCAGAATTCACTAAACTTGAAGAAACTGCAGTATTAGGAGTAGAAACAAAGTTTGGACAATCGGGAGATAATATCTATTCTGATGGTACTTTACAAGTTTTAAGTAATAATTTAATTCCCCAATTTCAAGTAGTTTTTAGAGATTGTTTTCCATATAGTCTTTCTACGATTGTATTTGATGCTACAGATACAGATATAGAATACTTTACAGCAGACGTATCTTTCAAGTATACTATCTACACTATAACCGATTTAGAGAATAAACCTTTAACATAATATGAGTATCACTCTTGAAAAGCTTCAAGAGATGTGGGAAAAAGATTCCAAAATAGATCCAGATAATCTACATACTGAATCATTGAATATACCATCTCTTCATGCAAAATATTTTGAAATATATAATACTATCTTCTTATTGAGAAAGAAGGCAGAGCAACAAAGAAAAAACATCCGTCATGAACGGTATGAGTATTTTAGTGGGAAAGCAGACCCAGAAGTTTATATTGAGAATCCATTTCCAAAAAAGATAAGGGATAAGGATACTATGACTAAGTATCTTGATGCAGATAAGAAATTGTCTACTAGCTCCCTAAAAATAGATTATTATGATACAATGCTAGTATACTTAGAAAGTATTCTTAAGATGATACAGAATAGGACATATCAAGTTAAGAATGCAATTGAATTTATGAGATTTAATTCTGGATTAGGATAATGACATTCCAATATAAACCAATTCCAATCAATCAATTAGGATGGTTATATGTTAAATTGGATAAAGAAGTATTAGATTTTCTTTGGAAGATGATTGATAAATCAACCAAAGATGATATGAAATCAAATTTAGCAGGAAATATATCTCAAAGTTATTCTCTTGAGGATGATGATAATTATTTTTTTAATAAGGTTTTACTTCCATTAACTAATCATTGGGTAAATAATAAAGGAACATTTTCAGAAGTTCCTTGTGCAGAAAATTTAGATTATTACCTTCATCAGTTTTGGGTAAATTATCAAAATCAATATGAAGTTAATCCATGTCATGATCATGTAGGACTTTTTTCATTTGCAATTTGGATGAAAATTCCTTATGATTGTAAAGAGCAAAATAAGTTACCCTTTTTAGATGGAATAAGAGAAGGTGATAAGAAAGTGGGATGCTTCGAGTTTCAATATTTGGATATGTATGGAGATGTTGTTAATACTGCATATCGTTTAGATCCTTCATATGAGGGATATATGGTATTCTTTCCAGCAAAATTAAGGCATATGGTATATCCTTTTTATGAAACTAAAGAACCACGCATCTCTATAGCAGGAAATATTTGGTGCAAAACTAAGGCTTGACATACCACTCTAAATACCCATAGGAGGTATGGGTTATTGAGTGATTTAGTTATACAAAAGTCGAATGAGGTTTTTCTAAAGATAGAAGCAGAACCTCATGTTTATTATGAGTTGAGGGATCACTTCACCTTTGAGGTTGAAGGTGCAAAATTTATGCCTCAATACCGCAATAAGCATTGGAATGGAGAGATACATTTATTTGATTTAAGAAAGAAGCAGATATATGTTGGATTGTTAGATAGAATTATTGCTTTCTGTAAGAGAAGAGATTA